TGATAACATGCTAGACACCCTAACCCTAGCAGCTGAAGAACGGCAGGCATATTACCGCCGCGCCGAACTGCATTTAAGCGGTAAAACAAGCGGATTGAATACAGGGTTAAGCGCTTTAAATAGGTTTACAGGCGGTTTTCACCCCGAGTTAATTATACTAGCAGGTCGTCCCTCTATGGGTAAAACAGCGCTCGCATTATACCACGCCTGCAATTTTAACGAGCCGGGTATATACTTTAACCTAGAAATGAATAAGAGCCAGCTTTGCCAGCGGCTAATACTTCAGCACTCTAGCGAAAGGATTAACAGCGCACGGTTACGCGACGGCAATTTAACGCAGCCCGAACTGCATGCGTTTGAAACTACGATAGGAACGGTTGAAAATTTGCCCGTTCTTATTTACGATAAGCCGCGCTGCGGCGTGCATGAGGCGATACGTGTTATGCGCCGCGAAGCCCGCAAGGGTAATTGTAAGTGGGTTATAATCGACTATTTGCAGCTAATGACTATCGAGGGCTTCAGAGGCGGCAACCGCGAGGCTGAGGTAGCCGAAATAAGCCGAACGTTAAAAGCCGCGCAAAAGGAATTAAACATACCAATTATAGCCCTTGCGCAGCTATCGCGTCAAGTAGAACAACGCGCCGACAAACGCCCTATACTTTCGGACTTACGCGAAAGCGGCTCAATAGAACAAGACGCGGACACGGTTATATTTATTTACCGACCCGAATACTACGCGCTAAACGACGAACTCGGCAACCCGTATAGCTCCGATGTGTTTTACCTATTTGAGAAACACCGTCAAGGCTCGACGGGTGAAGTACGGTTTAAGCATAATAGCACGATAACCAGCTTTAGCGATATAGCAACGAGCGGCGGGAGTACGTTTTTGCCTTTGCCTATAAATACTACCTTTGACGAAGAACTAACGCCCTTTTAAAATGGAAGTAAAAACCTTTATAATTATGGCTTTTATAATAATCGTTACAGCCCTTGTTTGGGTTTATATAATTGATAAGCACCATAACGACAAAGGCGGCGCATAACGGTTTTGAAAACGAACCTTTCGGAATTACCGAACACTTGCCTGTAACGGTTTGCAGCTAAATGAGGTGGCTGATTAATACCTCAAAACTTAATTAAAAAACAGAATTATGAGTAAAGAAAAAACTTCATTAGAAAACGAAAGCCAGCCATCTTGTTTAGGTGCTGTTAGGCGTAGTAATATTTCAAAGCGGTTTACACCTCTTCAAGAACTAATTACATTTATGGATTTTAATAGATGTGGTAAAGGTGGTAAAGATTTTAAAGGTGAAGCAATGGCAGAGGCTATAAGATTATTAAAACGTGAAGAGGAAGAAATAGTAAAGGCATTTGATAAAGGTAATAATCAAGAATTTGAAGACCCTGAATACTGGGTAAATGGAGAAAAATATTTTAATGATAAATTTAAAGAGCGATTTGCTTAATTATTACGCATAACTACCTAACAGCCGCTAATTAATTGCGAATAACATGACAACAATTGAATATCTGCTTAATAAAGCAAAACGAGAAAGGCATTATTCAGAACTGCATAACGAGATTGTAAATCTTTTGTCAGGTAAAAATGTTATGCTTAAATGCAATATTGTGGATTATAGTTCAGGTCGTAAATTAATTGCAGAAAAAGGCAAAACATACTACATGGATAAAGTTCAAATGAGAAAAAGCGGCGAAAGGATTTATTTTTCTTTTGAGCTGGACGGCGAACAAATAGAACTTAAAGAGGACTATTTAAGCGACTACCAATTTTGCGAAAAAATAAAATCAGAATATATACCGCAATGACCACCGAACAACGCATAATTGAATACATGACAAATTACGAGCCGCAGCCCGTAGCGATTAAAGACGGCGAAAAAACCTATTTAAACGCCCTTAGAACGCATCAAAGTTATTCTATATACCTAACTAGCGCCAAAAGGAATACAAGCATTTATAGAGCCTATTTGCGCCTTTGCTTCGACTGGCTTAAAACGCTTAAAAAAAACGGCGTTAATTTGTCTTACATAATCAAAAATTAACTATATTTGCAGCGATGCAACCGAAGAAAAAGGATAACCGAGGCGGCGCACGCAAAGGCGCAGGGGCTAAACCGCTCTACAACGAGCCTACGGTTAATATAACCTTTCGCGTACCTGTTTCGCACCGCGCTACAATACGGCGCATGGTTTACGATTATATGGACGGCGTTAAGGTAGCTAAAGTAAAACACGACCCTGAATATGGATGCTAAACTATTAACGATACCTTGCGCTATTGAGTCGGTAGCCACGCGCCGCGATAAAACCATTAAAATAACCATAGGCACGCAGGAACTAACGCCCGAACAAACTACCGCGCTGTTTAGCCAATGGGTGGGCGGCGTTGGCGTTATGGCGTTTAAAGGCGAACAGTTCAATTATAACGACGAAGCGCTAATAAATAACCTAAAGCTAGATGCCGCAGAGCTTGGAAGCAAAACACCGAGCCAGCGCCTACGCTCCGTACTTTACGTGCTATTCACACACGCGCCCGAGGGACACAAGGATTTTAGCAGTTTTTACGAAGCAACGATAGAGCGCTTTATAGATATGGCAAAGAAACGTATAGACACTTATAGCTTATGATTATCGACGAACAAGTAAAAGCAACGCATAAGCGCACCCGCACGGGGTTCATGCTAAACGTTAGAGCCGAGCACGTAGGCGCTCAACCTATATACGTTGGCTACGTTCACGACGCGGGCAGCCATTTTGAATACCCCATAGCGCTTTGGCATGAAGACCTGAAAAAATACGATAACCCCGAGCTTAAAAAGCTGTTACCCGAAAACGTGCGCTATTGCTTAGGCGCTATCGAAACCAACGAAGACCGTCAAGGCAACGAGGTTAAGTTAGTGCGCGTATTCATAACGGGCAAAACAAAGGGCTTAACCGAGCTTGCAATATACCCCGAAGACCTTAAAACACTAAAGCGCGACGGGCAACACTATTGCAGCGCTATAAACGAATTGCAATTTATTGATTAAATTTGTAAGTATGCCACTATTCCAAGGAGATAGCCAAACCGTTATAAGCATGAATATCCGTAAGCTAATCGACGAGGGGTACACCCCGCAACAAGCCGCCGCAATAGCCTACGCCGAAGCTGAAAAATATAAACAAAAGCGAGGAAAGCGATGAAAAAAAAGCTAGGACGCCCTACCGACTATAAACCGGAATACGACGAACGCGCGTTTAACCTTGCGCTATTAGGACTTAACGACGTGCAAATGGCGGCGGCGTTTGATATATGCGAGGCAACGTTTAATAATTGGAAAAAAGACCAGCCCACATTTTTAGAGTCATTAACGCGTGGCAAAGAGGACGCCGACGCTAAAGTAGCGCGGTCGATGTACGAGCGTGCGTTAGGCGTTACGATTGTAGAAGAAGCGGTAACAAAGGACGGCGATATTGTAAAGCTACGTAAACAGCTACCCTCTGACACCGCAGCGGCTAAACATTGGTTAGCGAATAGGCAACGCGGGCGCTGGAGTAATAACGGCGAAAGTACGATAACTACAACCGAGCCGCTCGTTATTATTCGCACCGAACCGAGCCAACCGAATGAATGAGCTACCGATTAACCGAACGGCAAACCATAGCCTACGATTTAGCATTAAGCGGCGAAAAGCGCGTAATAGTATTCGGGGGCGCAATTCGAGGCGGTAAAACATATTGGTTACTGTTAACGCTAACCTCGCTTTGTTTAGCATACCCGCGTAGCCGGTGGGCTATTATACGAAAGAGCCTACCGGATTTAAAGCGTACCACGTTTCCGAGCTTTAGCTCTATAATGGTCGACGGCGTTAGCAATTACGTGCGCAGTTGGAATAGGGACACGCAAGTAGTAACGTTTATAAACGGTTCGGAGCTTATCTTTATGGCAGAAAGCTACGACGAAGACAAAGACCTAAACCGCTTCAGGGGCTTAGAAATAAACGGCGCTGGCTTGGACGAAGTAAACGAGCTACAAGAACCAACGTTTTACAAAGTTCAGGAGCGTATAGGTTCATGGAACAAGGCGCAAGGTAAGCCGCCTATACTTTGCCTCGCTACATGTAACCCCGCGCAAAATTGGGTTAAGACGGTTATTTATAAGCGCTATATCGAAAACACGCTACCCGAACG